AACTTGTTGAAGTTTCTGTTACTGCTGGAGAAGTACCAGGGACATTTAAGTCTACGTTTGGATTCTCTGGATTTTCCGAATTTAGACTTTGTTCTGTTGGCGAACTTGTTGAAGTTTCTGTTACTGCTGGAGAAGTACCAGGGACATTTAAGTCTACGTTTGGATTTTCTGGATTTTCCGAATTTAGACTTTGTTCTGTTGGCGAACTTGTTGAAGTTTCTGTTACTGCTGGAGAAGTACCAGGGACATTTAAGTCTACGTTTGGATTCTCTGGATTTTCCGAATTTAGACTTTGTTCTGTTGGCGAACTTGTTGAAGTTTCTGTTACTGCAGAACCATTTGGTTTTGCAGTAACAGTCTTTGTCTTATTTTCTTTCGTTGTTTTATTTGACATATCCTAATCTCCTATGAATTTTTACTAACAATAGCACCAATTGCTTTTTGCGTTTTTGGCAATGCAATGAACATATGTCTAAATGAAATCAAGTTACGTTGGTTTTGAGGGTCTGTTTTTGCTTCTGAGAAATACATTTTTGTACTGCCAGCTGCTTTAAACATTGTTGGAGCATGAAATGCAATAGATGCTTGATATTCGCCTTCTTCAGCAACAGCACCAAAAGATTTCTTTGTCCCAGTTACAGTATATATAGGATTATTTACATATTCATATATATCAAATCCAAACATTCTTGCAATTCTTCCAGAAGAGTAATCGTAGTATTGACTTTGGAATACTTGGTCTTGATTAAGAATGTCTGCTATATGGTCTGGACATAACACTAACCTACGATTAGATACAGGAACCTTTGCTTTGTCAAAAGCTTTCTTCAGTGCTATGATATCTTTCTTTAATAATATTCTTCTGCCATCAACTAGCTCTCCAGTTGCAAATATTACAGGTGTTTTAGCTGTATTGCTTGCTGGTCCGAAAGCATGTATTCCTTTATCGAATTTTTTCTCGGCGATGGCATTACCATGTGATTCTTTTCTTAGTGATATTTTATCAAATGAACATGCGTATAATTCATCATCTGTAACAGAACTTACCTTTGTTTGATATTTGTCTAATGATATAGGTAAATCGCCATCTGTTGTTTCCTGAATCGGAATTGGATATGTTGTATTATTAATTAATACATCAGGGTCAACGCCAGCTTCAGCTAAATGTATGATGTCATTCTCCGCATACCGAGAAAAGTCAGGGACACCATCCATAAATGAGCCTTGTTCTGCGTGTGAGAATTGCTTGACTACCTCTCCTGTCCATACTTCCGTATAGACATTTACAGGCATTACGTTTGCAGGCATTACGTGCGATAGACTGCCAACAGCGTTAAGTGCTAACGCTCCATATAGCGGAGCGAATCCTACTGCTGCAGCAAGGACTCCTCCTGTTATGCAGTTGAATAAAACTGCCATTAAAATAAAAATTGTTTTTTTCATGTTATGTTGTTTAAAATGTTTTTAAATAGCTATTAATTGGAATATTTTGCTTGATATAATAGCATGAATGCTTTATTATCCTCCTTTTCCATTTTTTCCAATCCTCTAGGATCCTTTTCTTGCCACTTGTCAAAATTCCAACTTGCACGTACTTCGTCTTGGGACTGACTTTGATTATTTGCATTAATGACTGATGATATACTCATTTGAGGTTTTATATCACCTAGTACTGCTTTTAATGCTTCGACTCCAGATGTTTTGCCTATGTTCAGATAGGTGTCCTTCTGTTTTTCTGTGATTTTCTTTTCTTCTATTGCTGTTCCAACAATATCAGAAATTTGATTGTCTTTAGCAGCCATAACAGCAGCATCTTTAGCTTGCATTTTAGCATCAAGAGCAGCTTCAACATCAGCATCACTTGAATCTACTGTTACACCCTCTAAATTAAACTTTTTAATAAGACTTGCTTTGTCCATTTGTTCTACTTTTTGGTTATTAATTAATGTAGCTTTGTAGTGTCTGTATATAGCACCTACTGAGCTATTTCTTATTTCTTCTTCTAATTGTATTTCGGGTAAAGAAGAGACGTCTTCAACAATACCATCTATCAGACCCTCTGCTAATGCTTCTTTAGCAGAAAACCAATTATCACCTATTAGCCATTCAGCTACTTCTTCTGGTGTTTTTTTTGTTCTCTTACTGTATGCCTCAATAGCATTTTCACATAGACTTCTTAATAATTTAGCTGCTTTTTCTAAATCCTCTGCTGTTCCCACAATAGCTGTCCACGGCGAATGAATCATGATAAAGGCATTTTCTGCCATATATGTTTTTCTACTGTAAAGCATTATTATGCTTGCCATACTAGCAGCAATACCATCTATATATACATCGCAAGGAACAGAACTTTGAGCAATAGTATTACATATCACATTTGCATCGAAGCAGCTACCACCTACAGAATGCAAGTGTAATCTCATTTCATCAGCTCCATTAGATGCGTCTTTATATCTTCGCATAAAATTTACCGCAGAATTTTCGTTGCACTCATTGATTTCTCCATAGAGATATACTTTTCCTACTTTTTTACTTTGCTTTGCCATTGTATTATTTTTCGTCTTAGACAATGCAAAAGTATATATGAAATTTGCTCAAGCCAAGAAAGAGTCCAACCCTTGAATTGATTCATCCAACCTATGTATCAATATTAGTTTTCAAATAGTTAGGTTTTTAATTTTGCAGGCAAAATTGAAAACACATATGGCAAAAAAGGACTTAGAACAAAAGAAAGAAATTGCACGATTATATTTTCTAAAAGGTGAAAATCAAAAAGCAATTGCAGAGAAAGTAGGTGTTAATCGTGCTACAATTGCCAGATGGATTACAGATGGGAAATGGATAGAAAGGCGTGCAGCGGAAAATATCACTAGACCAGAATTAGTCAACAAAGCATTACTTGCAATAGATAGAATTCTTACTAAAGTGAGCGAAAGTAATGACGATGCTTTACTGAATGGACTAGGTGATAGGTTGAGTAAAATCGCAACAATGATATCTAAATTAGATAAAAAGGCAAGCGTTGTTGATGTTATTGAAGTATTTGTTGGCTTTGGAAAATGGTTAAGTAATCGATCTGATTTTGATGCAGAAATTACTCCAGAGTTAGAGAGTTTAATTAACAAATATCAAGATTTATATATTGGAGACTGCTTCAATAAAAAACAATAATATGACAGAAGCAAATGAGTATTTAGAGAGATGGAAAGAGTGGTGTGTTACAGTTCGCAATAGAACTAATATTCGAAATGTAGAAAATCCTCAGCAAAGAGCCACTAGGATAAAAATGCTACGTGCTGACTATAGTGCTTTTTTCGAGTATTATTTCCCACATTATTGTGAAAACTCAGACACAGGAGAAATCACTAAATGTGCTCCTTTTCATATTAAAGCTGCAAACAAAATCCTCAGAAGCAAAAATATAAAGGCTGCTTTTAAATGGGCTAGAGGTCATGCAAAGAGTGTCCATTTTGACATTGGTATTCCGATGTGGCTTAAATGCCAAGAACAAAGAGAACTTAACGTTATGGTTCTTGTTGGCAAAAGTGAGGATAATGCACAAACGTTACTCGCCGACCTTCAAGCTGAGCTCCAATTCAATCAGAAATACATCTCAGACTTTGGTGAACAATATTGTGCTGGATATTGGTCGGAAGGTCAATTTGTAACTCAAGACGGATGCGCTTTCTTTGCTCGTGGTCGCGGGCAATCCCCAAGAGGGTTGAGATATAAAAACAAGAGACCTGACTATATAGTAATTGATGACTTGGACGATGATACATTATGTGAAAATGAATCTAGGGTAAGAAAATTAACCGACTGGATTAAGGAAGCTCTATTCGGGGCATTAGATGGTGGGCGTGGCAGATTCATAATGGTTGGTAATTTAATTAGTAAAACTAGTGTGCTTGCTAATATCGCAGCAACTGAAGGTGTTTACGTATCGCAAGTTAATGCATATGATAATAACGGCAATATATCTTGGTCTGCAAAATGGACGAAAGCTGAAATAAAATCAATGGAGGAGTTCATGGGTTATCGCTCTTTTCAGAAAGAGATGATGAACAACCCAATTAAAGAGGGTACAGTATTTAAAAATGACTGGATAAAATACAAAAAGCCTCTTCCTCTTCACAAATATGAACAGATAATAGTCTATTGTGACCCATCCTTTAAAAGCTCTAGAAAGAACGACTATAAAGCGATTAAAGCTTGGGGTAAAATAGGACGAGAATTACATAATTTAAGAGCTTTTGTACGTCAATGTTCCGTTGCCGAAATGGTAAGATGGATGTATGACTTCTATGAAGAAATGCTAGAAAAAGACATTGTCTGTAATTACTACATGGAAGCTAACTTTCTCCAAGACACATTACTTGATGAATTTACTACAGAAGGTGACATAAGAGGGTATCAACTGCCTATTATTGGAGATAAAAGGAAAAAGCCTGACAAATTCCAACGAATAGAAGCTGTTTCTCCTTTATGGGAGAGAGGATTTGTATACTACAATCTTTTGCTTGAAAATGATAAAGATATGAAAACAGGGATAGACCAAACTTTATCTATTGAAAAAGGAATGTCGGGACATGATGACGGACCCGACGCAGACGAAGGAGCAATTTGGATGTTACAAAAACACACTCGTATCGACAAATTCCCTGTACAAATCACATCAAGAGAAGAAATTATTAATTCATCAAAAAACAGATTTTAATATGATATTTATTGAGGATACAGATTTTGAAGTTCAAGTAAGGGAAGAAATATTAGCAATGCTAGGCGTTGAAGACTTGAATAATAGTACCGCAATTATTACTGCAGAGCAAATGGCAATCAGTCAAATTAAAGAAAATATAGGTGGTCGCTATGATACTGATGCAATATTTGCCTCAACTGGATTAGATAGAAACTTCTATATTGTCATGATAACTATTGACATAATGTTATATCATTTGTGGTCAAAAAAAGCACCAAAAAGAATCCCTGAAACAAGAGAGACAAGATACGGAGATGCTTTGGATTGGCTTAAACCAGTAGGAAAAGGAACATTATCTTGTACCCTTCCACAAAAAAATATTGAAGATTATACTGGTGATATAATAATAGAATCTCTTTATAAACCTACAAATAACAAATACTAATGGCTAAAAAAAGTAATAGTAACAATACGGTTGTTACGCAAATAGTTAATGAATTCAAAGATTTAAACAGGGCAGAAATAAACAAATGGCGTAATGCTTTAGCTATGGCTAATGATATAACTACTCCTCGTAATTATATATTGCAAGACTTATATGATAATCTTTATATGGATGGTCATTTGATTTCACAAATAGGTTTGAGAAAAGCAGCAACGACAGGATATGGGTTTTCTATTATTGATAAAAAAAGTAGTCAAATTAATCAAGAAAAGACAGAATTATTTAACTCTGCTTGGTTTTATTCCCTTGTTGATAATGTTTTGGATAGCATTTTTAAAGGTTACACACTTTTGGAATTAGTGGATCCTACAAAAATGGAATTCTCACTAATTCCAAGACGTAACACTATTGGTAGAAAGCAAATCGTATTATTTGAAGCTTCAGGAGATAAGGGAATAGATATTTCTAAAGGCTTTGAAAATACAATTATTCATTGTGGAGATAAAAACGATTTAGGTCTTCTATCAAATTTATGCGGATTGCTTATTTGGAAAAGAAATGCTCAGCAATCATGGGCTGAATTCGCCGAGAAGTTCGGAATGCCTCTCTTAACTGCGACTACTACTAGTTCATCTCCAACTGATATTGCTAAAGTAAGAACAATGCTTAATGCATTAGGAGAAGCAGCTAGAGCAGTGTTACCCGAAGGAACATCCATAGATATTAAACCTTTTGCAGGAAGTGATTCTTATCAGGTATACGACAAACAAATTGAGCGTATCAATGGTGAATTAGCTAAGCCAATAACTGGAGGAACTATGATAACAGACAATGGAAGTTCTAAAAGTCAGTCAGAAGTTCATGAGAAAAATCTAGATGACAAGATTGCTGAAAGCGACCGTAGAATGATTCAATTTATTGTCAATGAACAATTGCTGCCAATCATGCAATATTGGGGTTGGGATATAAATCCCGAGAATGATAAGTTTTTATTCGATACATCTTTCGAGGTGTCATTAACTGACCACTGGAATATAGTTAATCAAATACTCGTAAAATATGATGTCCCATCTGAATGGATAAGCAAAACATTTAATGTCCCAATAGCTGGCGAGAAGAAACCTCAGAAGGAAGAACAAAATAAACCAGTAGCATTAACAAAGGGTTTTCGCTAGGGAGTGAGCTATGCGGAAACTTACTCCCCGAATTATATCCGCTTTCTAAATGTTGCTCATCACAATATCCTCAAGCTAAAGGTACAGAGAAAATTGATACTTTTTCTAGCATCACAGAACAGCTTGCTAAAAAGATTTATGATGGTGAAAAAATAGAATCAGATAGAGAGTTAATCCGTTTGACGGCTAAACAGTTAATCAGCGGTACCGAGAAAGGTTATAATAAAAATATCCTTGATACTGAATGGAATTCTACTGACTTCAAAACACTTGATAACTTCACCAAAAATATCTATCATTTCTCAGCAGCAAAAAACTATCAAGAGTTGAAAGATATATCAGAAGCACTAAGAGATGGTTCGCATATTCGTACATTCGATGAATTTAAGGACATTGTACAAGATATTACAGGGAAATATAATGAGAACTGGTTGAGGAGCGAATATAACCAAGCTGTTGCAGCAAGTCAAGCTTCTTCAAAATGGAATGATATTCTAGCCAACAAAGAAGATATGCCATACTTGCAATACGAAGCAGTAATGGATAGCAATACTCGTGAAGGTCATGCCTTATTAAATGGCATCATCAAACGATATGATGACCCATTTTGGGATATATATATGCCTCCAAATGACTTTGGTTGTAGATGTGAAGCAAATCAGTTATCTGGAGACAATTACACCGAGACTCTTGATAAAGATATTATAGCGCCTGATATTCCAGAGATGTTTCAATTAAATTTTGGAAAAGAGTCCATAATCTTTCCTGAGACACATCCTTATTATATTGATATTCCTGATAAGGCATGGAAGGTTCTAGATATAGATACAAAAAGTTCTGTCAATAGATACTATGATAAAGTTGTAATGGAGTGGGCTAAAGAAAAAGTGGGTGATAAGCCGTTTAGCATTGAATTAAAAAACTTCGTTAGTGGTAAATTAGAGGTATCAATGAGTGATGTGAGAGAGATAATTAATCACGCTTCAGGTAGTAATAAAATATTAGCAAAAGAATGTCTTGAAATATTGCCAGAATTAAAGCTATTAAAAAAAGATGTCAAGCTAGAACATGAATCAAAGTTCCATCATTTTAATTATTACTCATTAAAAATAGGGAAAGATGAATACAATGTAAATGTCGGAGTGTTCAAGAGTGGGCAAGAAAAGTTATATGCTATAACAAAAAAAAGAGCGTGATAGTGCGCGTTGCGTCTCCTAGAACGGAGACCCCGACTTAAACACTATCACACTCAAGGAATTGCAAATATACAGTATAAATCAAAAAAAAACAATCAAAATGAAGTTATTTAACAATTTTTTAAAGAGAAGAAAGCTAACTAAACTAAGAAAAGCAATAGAATTAGCTGATGGATATCACGAATTAACTGGGCGAAAATACTTTGTCTTAAACTATAGAGGCAAACTAATTATTAAGTCTAAAATTGAATTAAAGCATTTAATTAAAACAAATGCTCTCAAAGCAAATATGGAGACGCTTGAAGGCATTTCGTTGTATATAACTGAATAATATGGCACAATCAAAAGTAGAATTATTGCTTGAAATGAAAGACCGAATGACTACTAGCATTAATAAAGCTAAGCAAACGGTTGCTCAATCTACAGCAGATATGAAAAGCAAAATTAATTCTCTCAAAACTTCGCATATTCAGGCATTCTCCAAAATGAGAGATAGCATACCAGGACTCGGTAATGCTATCAATCTTTTGAAAAATCCATATATTGCACTAACGGCAATTGTAGCAGGAGTTGGTCTTGCTATAAATAGATTTACAAATTATGTCAAATCTTCTATAGAAGAGGGTATTGTTCAGACTCTTGCAGAGACGAAATTGACAACAATAATGAAGCAAAGAATGCATGCGACAGATGCTCAGGTGAAAAGTGTGATACGTCTTGCCTCTGAACAACAACGTTTAGGCATTATTGGAGATGAAGTAACTGTTTCAGGAGCTCAGCAAATGGCTACATTCTTAAATAATAAGAAAAGTCTAGATGTACTTATTCCTGCCATGAATAATTTATTAGCTCAACAAAAGGGACTTAATGCTAATAGCGAAGATGCTGTAGGTATTGGTAATATGATGGGAAAAGCAATGCAAGGGCAAACGACTATTTTACAGAGAGTAGGTATTACTTTTACAGATGCAGAAAAAAAACTGATTAAATATGGCAACGAACAACAACGTGCAGCAACATTAGCTCAAGTTATTCAAAATAACGTAGGAAAAATGAATGAAGCTATTGCAGCAACACCAGAAGGTCGTATGAAACAGCTGGAGAATGATATGGGAGATTTAGATGAGCGCATTGGACCGATATTCCTATCATTTAAAACTGCATTTATGCCTGTATATCAAGCAATATATAAATTAAAGACCGCTTTTGTTGATTTTGTTGACAATAATAAAGTAGAGATACGGAATTTTATCGGAGGAATAGCTAATGTAATAGCTCGTTTAATAACCGTTATTCAAAATGTAATATCTTTCATGTGGCAATGGCGAGAAGTTTTTATAGGACTAGCAGCTGCTGCAGGTATACTTATGGGCATAAAATTAGCAATTTGGGCTGTAAGTGCAGCTATGGCAGCGAACCCAATAGGTATTATTATTGTTGGTATTGGGCTATTAATTGGGATGATTATAGCATTAAGTCGTAGGTACGAAGGATGGGCAACGATATGGAATGCCGTAAAAACGACTCTAGTCAATTCATTCAAGCAATATGTAAATACATGGAAATTTGGATTTCAGGAGCTTTGGTTCACAATACAACTTTTTTGGTATAAAATAAAGAGCTTTGGAGAGTTTGTTGGAACTTTATTTAATAATGTTGGTAAGGCAATAAAAGAGGCTCTTAAAGGTAATTTCTCTGATGCAAAGACTATTCTCTCTCAAGAGATAAAAACAAAATCAAGCATTGAAATTACTCGTCTTGAGAAAGAAAGAACTGCTAATAGAGCTAAATTTGTTGATGACTCAAAGAAGATGGCTGTTGATATTGTCAAATCTTGGAAGGATGTCAAATTGTCTAGAGCAAATAATTCGCAAAACACTACTGAAAACCCATTTACTAGCAATAGCAATAATATTGATAGTTCTGATGATAATAATTCTAATGCTCCTATTGGAGATAAATCAGAAAAAGTTACTGGGTCAGCTCAACAGATTAGAAATATAACCGTAAATATTGATGCTTTCAACAAGGGTGGTATTAACACACAAAACACGGAACTTCAACATATGAATGGTGACGAAATTGCCGAATGGTTCGAAGATAAACTAACAAGAGTTTTGCGTAATATTGAACTATCATATTAATGAAAGAGTTTGCAATTTTAATGGATAACATATCTAAAGCTATAAGTAAATTACCGCCTAAAATAGCAACAGAGGCGGTAAACTTTAGCAAAGAAAGATTTGTTAAGCAGAATTGGGATAACAAAGCTTGGGAACCTCGTTCAAGAAGAAGAAGAGGGGGCGAAAAACGTCAGAACGGAGCGATATTAGTAGATAGTGGCAGACTGAAGAGAGCTATTCGAAAAAAGCTTATTTCTCCTACAAAAATTATCATTGGTGTAGATGTTCCATATGCTGAAGCTCATAATGAGGGTTTAGATAAAGTTATAAAGATAAAGGCTCATAATAGAAAAAGCAGGAAAGGGAGGGTATATAAGGTAAAATCTCACAGTAGAGATGCTAAACTCCCTCAACGTAGGTTTATGGGCGAAAGTGAAGAACTAAACACTAGAATAGAAAAATTAATTGTACGTGATATTGAAAATGCAGCCAGATAATGGAAAGAATAATTAATAAGATAACAGAAGTATTAGAGAGCAATAAATCAAAATTTATTGCTAAAGGTGTAGATCCTATTCAAATTATAGACATATATAAAGGACAACCTCAAAACCTCAAGGAGAACGAATGCACATTCCCTGCAGTATATATTGATTATTCAATAGATTATGACCAAGGTCTTGCTTATATCATCATTCATGCTTTATATAATGATGATTATGAAACAGAAAACTTTTCACCTCAAAGAGCAGAGGGAATGAAATATATTACTTTTCTAAAGGTGATTAAAGACTGTTTAAAAGGCATTAAATTGCCTCCTGTTTTTGGCGTTCTAAAGTTATCACAAGATATACCCATTGAAAGTGACGAGGGAAATTATCATCAAATAACATTTAAGTGTACATATATCGAAGAATTGAATGATGAGAATAGGTATTTAGATGTTGAGATTGATGGCGAGATAAATAAAGGGGAGATAAAAGGATAAAAAATAAAAAAACCGAGACTTAAAATGTCTCGGTTAACTTTCAAATAGATTTAATTGTAATTGCTCTTTTTCTTCAATATCCATAAGCCCCTTTTCGTAATCAATACATAGATATTCATAAAAAGTACTTCTAGAAATATGATAATTATTTTTGATATGGTTATGATATATATATTCATTGGATATTCCTTGTTGTGATAAGGATGAATATAATTCATTAACAGCTTTTACTCGTTCTAAAAAATATTTTCTAGTATACCCCATATCGTAAAAAATAATTGTATATTTGCATTAGAAATTCCACACTTCTTTGCCTTGTACTTATCTTTCACGATTTTGCAGGGCTTTTTTTATTCCCTCATCTGCATCCTCATATTTCCTTTCATATTTTCTCTATAATTTTTAAGCCTCAAATGCTCTTTATTAATCAGCTCAATAATTTCAAGATAAGTCACATCATAATTAGACAGGGAAAACAAAAACTTGTCATCTGCAGTAGCAAAAGCAATTATCTCAAGTTCGTTAAAAGTAACTACTGTTTTTTTCTTAAGAGGTGCAAGAAGTTGTAAAGTGTGTTTAGCCAGCATTTTCTCCAATGTCTCGCAATTAATAACACCAAGTATTATATCTCTCGGACACTCTACCTCAAGTCCCAGCATAGTCCTAAGAAGTCCGACAAAGTCCTTAAATTCACTTGGTCTCATGCTAATTCTAACTTTCATCTTTGTTATTATTAATTAGTTTATCAATCTTTCTTAGACCTTTTGCAACATAGCTGCCAATATCAATTCCTTCTCGAGCAAAATACAAATCAGCAGATTCCTCATTTGTACTTACTTGTTCAGCAATATCCTCAACAGATACGAGCTCTTTATTTTCGCCTAATTGTTCCATAATTCTGCATTCAAATAAGTCTCAGCATACTTTTTGCGAGTTTTTATAGGAAGAGCTGCAAAATAGCGTCCGATAAAAGCATAAGCCTTCGCCTGTTCTACTCCCGTCATCTTCTGCCACTTTACCATTGTATTTTTTCTGGAAGAGTTTATTTTGTCGTCGTATTTATTCCAGAACATATCAAAAGTAATCTCTTCAGGAATCTCAGTTACTTTCATGTTTGGGCTCTTAGATAAGAATTTCTTAACATCCTCAATTCTACTTGGCATGTTCTTTACCAAGTACTCATGCTGTTCTTGACTTAGCGATGCTCTACCCATGTCGGTAGAGTAAAGCACGCCAAGCTCATTAAATCTTAATTCAACATCACCCTCAAAGCTATCTGCAGTAAAGTAGATTATCTTTCTCATAACTATACCTCCGTCATTCCTAGTGGCACACTTACCCACATTCCGTGTTCGTTCTTGCGTTCAACACGTACGTATTGTTTGCTTACCTCTGGTGTGTAGGCTTTTTGGATGATATCCACCCCCTCTTTAAATAGCTGTGAGTCCGATTTTGCAGCAAGATTATTAAGAGTGACTATCTTCGAAGCCTTTAAATTGCCTTTATTGTCTTTGCTTAATAACTGGAGAACTGTATTAACTAGTTCTTGACTTGCTGCATCTGTCGCAAGTGACGAAATATAGTCTTTTACCATTTGGATACCTTCATTGACTGTATCGTCAAATCCATCTTTGGTAATATTGCCAAGTGTAATCCTCCTATTTTTCTTTTCATTAATAAAAGTATGGTTGTATTGGCTTTCTTTTACTCTGAAAAGGTCTTTCTTTAAATCAAGAGCTGTATTAAATCGGTCATACACATTTTTTTTAGCTTGAGCCAAAGAAAGAGACAAGTTCTCAAGCACAGGGAATAACTCATCCACTCCCTCAGTTACGAGCTTCTTATAAGTCTCCATATCTTCTTGGCGTTTATTTGCCTTTTCTTGATGTTCTTTTTGCCACTTAGACTCATACAAGTCTTTAATATCTTCTTCTGCAAGTACATCAATGTACTTTTCTCTAAATTCTTGGTAATTTTCCATTTTATTTTTCTCCTATTTTTAAATCTGTGTTATTTGTATAGTGTTCTTTTATTACATTTGACACATTTGGATTCTCTTTTTTTAATTCTTCTATTACTATTTTTAGTATTGCTAGTTTGCCTTCCACATAGCCTTGATGAAAACCTCTTATATATAATTCTTTGTTTTCATCTACTATCTTGTTCTCTTGACAGTACTCCTCAGCTGGCTTCTGAATTTTTTTGAAGTACTTTTGCAAGGGACTCAATTCTTCAATTTTTTCTGTAGTCATTTTATTATTCCTCCTTATTATTTTGTTTCTGAAATTCTTTTTTTAAGACTGTTTTTCCGTAAAAGCCTTTAAAAGGCTTGCCTTCATCATACATTTTTTGATGCTCTTGACACATTTGTTTGCCATCTCCTAAATTTTTGCGATGACATCCATCGGCAGCGCAATCGTTCACAAATATTGTTTTTGCCATATCTTTCTCTTTACTTTATATTAAGTCTTTAACTGTTCTTAATGAAGCATTAAGGGCTTCTTCATAAGAATCAAATTTTTCATCAGAGAGATAATTAAATGCTTCATCAGACATACAATTATCAAATCTATTAACATATGAATAATACCAAATTGGTTTATCTACATCATCTCCAGCGGACTTTACATTGATTACTATGTGTATATGATGTTCATCTCTTAACCACTCTAGCAATGCCTCTCCCAATGCTAATTCTCTAAAACCCTTTAATCTGTATATGTATAATAAAGTTGCTTGTATAGAAACATATCTAGTCATTTTCTCTCCTTACTTTTATTTTGTAATATATAAATTCGCCTTCTTTTACTTGTTCAATGTCCTTTAAGCCGTTTTTAAAGGATATTTCAATACCTTTTAATTTTAGTTTTGGAGTATAGGCTTTCTTATACTTTTTGACTGTGTCGGAACAAATATCAAAACTATTCTCAAGAGATAAATCATATGCTTCTTCATATTCTTTAATATATGGTTCTAACATTTCTTCCCAAGAATTTTCATGGATTAATTGAATTAGTTCAAATCTTTCCTTTTCTTTGAAGTATTTATATACCTTCTCGTGCATTTCTCCAATTTGAATGTCGGTAATCTCATATGCATCTGGCATATAATCATTAATAAATGATTTAAGAAAGGATAGCCATGCATTTGTTTGATAGGAGTGATCCTTCAAGACAGCAAGCTCAAGAAAATCATTTTTCCACATGGTGTTTTCAGACGAAAATACACGATAGCCACCATCTTCATCTTGCTTAACTATTAATGCAAATTCTGCAATGTCGCATATATTATATCCTTGCTCTAATCCAAGTTTATCGCCACATAACATTTTTGCATTTTTGTTAACCACAGCAATTGCAATTGCGTCAACTTTTTCGCCATATAATAGAACATCTTCTATTTCTGCAATAAAGAATAAAGTATCTGACTTGATTTTGGGATTATAGCCGTATGTATCGTACATACATTGAGACACATTGTTTGTAATATCGGAGAACGATTTCTCTTTTATTGCGTGATAAACCTCATTAAGGTCTAAATGCGATGGATGCTCGAAGCAGAACCTTGTTGATTTGTTCGCTTCATTAATTATGTTAAGTGCAATATTGCTTATATTCTCATCGCTAGGGGATGAAATATCTTTTAATGGCTCAGCATTCAATTTACTGCCGAATGTAAATAGTTGTGAATTTACTACTTTAAAATACTCTGTGTAAATGTGATTGTTCATAATGTTTATTTTTTTGTGCTGTTATCAGCGGTTATTTTTTATTTTTTGTACCAGTCGGGTTCGGGTTCTCCGTCTCCTATGCGAGCTTCTTTTTTTGTTTGTTTTTGCCCTAGGCATTTCTCACAGAAGAATAAATCTATTCTTTCGTAAGTTGTGCCGTATAGTCGTTTCTTACATATGCTCTCCATAAACACCCACTTGTGTTCGCATTTTTCGCTCATAGCTGCATAAGTTTTGAAATTACTATAAGACTAATCATTCCGATGATTCCATAAACGACTATCATCGTTTTGAAAAAGTCATCTGAGACTTTTCTTTTTATTGGCTTTGTCATTGTTTTTGGGTTTTTGGTTGATATATCATTTTCTTTTTGCTGTTGGCGGAGAAGATATGCTCTATCTTAGCTCCATCTGAATCTTCCCAGTCTGTTAGGAAGTAAACTGCTTGTCCGCAATTAAGGTCGGCAATATCTTTTGTCAGATGATCACCCCACGCTTCTGTTTTTACTCCATTTTTAAGAGGATTGATTGGTATATAACCCAATGCTCTAACCTCTTTTTCTGCTCTAGCAAATTTTTCTTTTACTTCAGCAAAGTCTAATCCTGATATTTTGCCACTAATGTAGCATTTTGGTTTGTGTTGTCTTTGTGTCTTTTTTTTCTTTGGCATATTAATATTTTATTTGAATGTTTAATACTCTGCTTTCTCGGTCGGCAGCTGCTTCTTTTTGGATTGAAGACAAAAACCTTTTCTTGCTGTCTATTTTTAAACTTAGTTGAGCAATCTTTTTATTTGTCTCTTCCCAAGGTTGGTTATTTTGGATTTGTGCTCTTCTTTGCAGAACAAGGCTCTCCATTTCCTTTTCCATAGTCTCAAGCTCTTTTTGCACAGGTGTCGTCATTACTTAGTCCTCCTTTCGCTCTTTGATATTATTGCTCTAATCTTTCTCTCAAGCGTTTGCAACTCTGAAAGAGAGCATTCATATAAGACCTTACCGCAAATCTGAGGACGTACGCAGAACTCATTAACCTTACCCCAACCATCGTTGGGATTAATTCCTATTTTACCTATAAGGTTAAGACATTTACTCCTTGCCTCTCTTATTTGCTTAGGAGGAGCCATATTATTGTGTTTGGCGATTACTTCCTCAAGCTGAGAAATACTAAGGTCTGAGGCATGCTCAACATCGTAGCCTGCAAGGATATCGGCTTTGAATTCCAAAACTCCTTTTTTAGCCAATACGGCATGAAACTGTCTAATTAATTTATTTTTGACATTAATGGTATCATTAACCATATCTATGTTTTTATTTTTCATAACTAATTTCTCTGCTATTTCTCTGGCAATATCACCAGTTAAACTACATGTTACTACTCCATTTTTTTTATAAACTATCTCTCTACTATAAGAATAGTAAGTTACTTGTACATCTTGTTCTTGTTCTGTTGCATTCATAACTTGGTTTTTTATTTGTTAAACTTTCTATCATATATATAAGCCCCTTCTTCCCATATCACGTAATGTTCTTTTTTTCCTATATATCTACCTTTCGAAAAGGCTTTAAAGCCCTCAACCCATATTTTTAATTTTGCATCAAACATCACTCTTTTTGCTGGTCTTCCTTCTGGGTGAGCTCCTTCCGCCTGAGAAATAAATATTATTAGTTTTCTTGGGTATTTCTTTCTAAATATTAAATATTCCTTATATGTTAATTGTGAATGTTGAAAACTGTCAATGAACACTATATCTGCACTCCTTTGTTTATCTAGTCTTATGCATAAATCTTCAATAGATTCTTCTACAATTAGAATTTTATTGCCAACTTCATTCATTCCTACAGCTTCGTATGCTCTTCTAACGGTATGAGATAAGCCCTCTTCTAGGGAGTCATATATTACATTACCAAATCTAGTTAGATACTTAGCTAGTTGCATAGTAAATCGGGTTTTACCATTACCAGAATTGCCCCAAATAAACCATATACCTGTTCTCTCGGGCTTGTCAAAAGTTTCAAACCATTCACCATCAAATTCAAAGAGCTTATATTTTTTATTTAGTATGTCGTTAGGCGTAAGTGCACGTTGCATATAGTTAGATTTAGTTCTGTGAGTATCTACCAATTAAATCCGTTAATTTTCATAACTAACTCATAACTCAATGGTTCTTTAAGTCTATCAGCCTCTCTCTTAGCTGGTTCCAAAACATCATGCAACTCTCCGAAATTTTCGCAATTATTGCGTAACCACTTCACAAGTTCCTTATCCTTTATCTCAGATAAAAATTCATTATATCTCTTATCGATAGGAGGAAGGTTTACTATACCAAATTTGATTCTCCTGTATAGTTGAGGAATGCCAGTCTTATTTGTTTTCTTAAGACGGTCATAATTTCTTAGTATTTGTTCTGTGCCAATCATAACACAGCCTACAATCTTATTTAAGTGGTCATAAAGTGATTTAATCGCACAAAGTGTTACATGGCTCATAAATTCAGCCTCATCGAATATTATGAGAGGCTTACCACCACGCATTCTCATAGATATTAAAACCCATGTTATCTCTTGTAATTTTTTACTCTTACTCCTTGTCTCCAGCTTAATATTAAGTTTAGACATAAGCTTATCAATTATATCATTGATAGTATCAAGATTTGATATTATCACTTTAAAACATTCGGTAGGATACTTCTTTTCGAAAATATCACAAGCCAAGCTCTTGCCACAACCAGTCTCTCCAACAATGGTAATTGTCCTCCCAAATTCTCTAGCATCTTCAAGAGCTGCAAGAGCTGCTAACATCTGTTTAGTTCTAAAAACCTCCCAATATTTCTTTTCAAGTTCAATTTCCAAAAGTTCAGCAAGTAAAATGTAATATCTATCGGAAATTTCGCTCTTATCAACATTTTCTTTGCCATTAACTATGGCTGAAACATAAGCAGCATTGATTCCTAATTTGTTTGCCACTTGATTTTGACTCATCTTATAGCTCTCAGCACCTTGTTTTGTGTAATTAATAAGGGCTTGTCTGATTTCTGATTTTTGGTCTTTTGTTATCATATTAATGATGTTTTAAATGGTGATTAATTATTATTTAAAATTCGTAGGAATCCACATCTATTTTGTTTTCTACATATGCATAATGCTCTTCCTGCTGACTTCTTTGAATTGCTTTTTCCTCTTTTGCAAGTTGCTTAGCTAGCATTACTCTGCCGTTTCTTGCTGCCGAAAGCTCATTTTTATGTTGCCCAAGGCTATCTGTCAATAATGCATTTACAAGCATATTTTCGCTCGGTCCTAATTCTCCAATAACCCTTTGTGTAATTCTATAATCTTCGTTCATTTTATCTTGAATAATTTCTTCAAGAGTCTCATTGAAGTTCCAAACATTGTGTAATTCTTCAGCATCACCCTCTTTTCTATCAAGCAGAGCCATTGGTTGAACATACTTTTCTTCTAGTAAAAATCTCACTCCCTTATCCTCATTCACTATCATTATTTTATTCACATCACAAGGGTCAAAATATACACTCCAGTCAAGATGCGTATATCTCCTGTAGTCTAAATCAAAAGTATCGTAGTTATATCTAATATTGTCTTTTTGGAGCATTAATCCGTTATGAGAAATCTTGATAGTTTTCTTATTTTTCTCACACAATTTAGTAAACCAAGTGTAATCGTCAATAAGAACCTTTTCATTATTCGTAAGCATATAGTTACTGATATACTCATCTCTTTTTTTAGCTCTTATTCTTTCAACTATCAAATCAATTTGTTGTCTTACTTCTTTTTCGTCTGGGTAACTTTTCTTGACATCAATTAAGTTTTTCCAATCATAGTTTGGCTTATTCTTTTTGGAACTCTTGACTCCGGGACCAGCGTAGTTCCTAAAGAGTATTGCATATTTCTTTGTGAGTTCGCCAAATGCAGGCTCAATAGTCTTACTCTTTGCATTCTTTACCTTAGCAGGTGTATATACTGCTGAGCAGTTTTTATAGAAATCAACCAAATTACCTCTTCCGTAATTATCTGTTTGCAGTTGATATACTCCCATTCTTTCGCCAAAGAGCATCTCTACATGTTTAATAGCATTTCTGTGAGCTTCGCGAATTAAAGCAGGCGATTCATCTTCTCCCACTGCATACCCAACAGGATAATCATTATATGGGTCCATTACAAAAACAACAGTAAGTCTATTATGATATGTTGTAACAGAATGCTGTTTCTTATTTAATGTAGTTTTTTGATATAAAAGCTCCGCAACCCAACCATCACTATTCCACATAAGCATTGGTCTAGATGGTCTACTCCTTTTCACCATCATTTCTTTATTGCTATTGCGAAACTCGGTAATACCCATTCTACCAGTCTCTAAAAATAGCCCCTCATCTCTCCTAAATTGCTTAACCTTACTGTCTGATATAGTTTCCCATCCCATTGCCTGTGCAACTTCATTATATGTATCTGCAACCAGCACACTATCTAAATTATTTGGATTTCTTGCAAGTTGAGCAAGTAAAGCTTGCTGTTCTTGGCTTACAACTTTTTTTCTTCCTCCATTATTAAAGAACTTGCCACTTATCAAACAAGAGTAGTCAAGCTCTTCACCATTACCCATCAAAGCCTTATATTTCTCTTCTAATCGTCTTGGATTAGTAGGTAAGTTTGCTCCATAAAAGCTCTGAACCTTATCTAAATCATTAGCTAAGTTAGCCCATAATTCAGCTTTACCTCTGTATGGATTATTAGATGCTTTTCTTTTCGGCATAGAAGCCATGACCATACGACCGAGCGCCTGTAGTAATTCTGCATTAGCTGTATATTGGTCAATATATGGAGTCTTTAGACGCTCTCTTTTTGTTCCATCTGGTGAGCAAATAAACCATCCATTGTAAAAAGCTCTAGCCTTGAAATCCGATTTGTAATGTTGATCAATCCACAACTTAAGTTTATAACCTTCAAGGCTGCCATGCTGTTCAATAATCGCTTGTTTCATTTCGTAAGGGAAACTATCAACTTCATATAATGCTTTTCTGCCTTTTCCTCCTATTCTAGCTTTTGTTATTTTGCCTCGATGTGTCATTAGTTTTAAATTGCTTTCAGAGCTAATCATCGGCTGTTTCTCTCCATTGACTTTTATAGTTGTAGAAATCAAATCAGCTTGGCTAATACAAACTTTGCCGAGATAAATCTCGTAACTGCTTGCTGCTGTCAAATTATCATTCATCATTTTACTTTGTTTTTAAATTTCACTTGCTCCTTGGAGGGACTCGAACCCCCTCTGTATGCCATCAAGGAATTTTTCTTGTTTACTTTTCTTTTGTTGATTCGTAAATTTCTCCACCACGCTCAAGAACAGCTGCTCTGATTTTATCTGAGAATTTGCTTTGTGTCTTAAAATTCGCAGCCGAGTAAACAGTCCTTAAAGATGTTTTAAATAATTTCGCCACCTCCGACAATACGCCATACGGAGCAATGATTTTTTTCTTCTTTGTCATATATTATTTATTTAGTTCCATTTTTATTTCTTCATAGTGTTGCTTTTCAACAAGTATTCTATAAAATCCACTTACTACAATAAACCATGCGTCATTTACAGGATCGTAAATTGAAATGTCTTGTATATCATTTCCTACTACCTGTATTATTGCCTTACTAATAGTGCGACTATGTTCATCATAACCCAATGTTATCATATCTTTATTCAATAATTGCTCCGCTAACTCTAGCGCTGCATCCTTATGTTTATCTAGCACTAGCTTCTTAAAAGCAAGTCTCGAAATCTCTGTTGTTGTTAGTTCTATCATTTTTTATTAGGTTTTTTTTCTTTTTAATTGTATTTTTGTCGCCCACGTTCATAATTGGAAGACGTGGCAAAGATAACTACAATTATCGCAATAAAACAAATATTTTACGATGAAAATCGCATCAACAAAGGAAAGAATTTTGCAATATATTGAATATAAGCATATTAGCAGACCAACATTTTTGAAAAAAACAGGAATTAAAAGGGGGTTTTTAGATGCTGATAAGCTAAATCAAGCTGTTTCTGATGACCATTTTGCGAAGATAATAGCAATTTTCCATGACTTATCCATTGAATGGTTACTTACTGGAGATGGAAATATGCTTAAATCATCGCAGCAAGAATCGTTATCAATTACCAATACAGATAATGTTACAGCTTTAATTTCTATTCTTAATGATACATTAAAAGAAAAAGATAGACAGATAGATAGATTATTATCTATAATAGAAAAGATGAATAAATAAATATCAATTAATTTTTTAGCTATGCAGTTTGACATTACAACAATCGACAAAAAATTGCTTCTACAATCCCTTTATATTGGCTCTACCGCATGTGGTCTAGGAGTATGTGAGTATGCAATTAGAAAGACAAGGGGAGAAAACGTAGACACTCTAAGTGACGAAGAGTGCGAAACGGCTTTGCTTGAATTTACCACAAGTAATGTTGGTAATTATCGTATTTTTGATTATCATAAAGGAAAACCATTAAAAATAAACTTTTGTAAAAAAAAGAATGGGCGTATAATAGCAGATACCTATGGTTATGATTCAAGAAATGGCAGATATCAGTTTTTTAAAATAATGTTAGACACTTTCCCTATTAATGAAATAAAAATAATAAAGAAAACATATTCTCCAAATGAGGATGACATTAAAAAGCATGAGAATACACCTAGTGAGGAGATAGTTTATTATAAAGAAAAATTAAAGTTATCTACCAAACATAAAGATGTATATGGAACTTTTTGGAAGTTATCTATTTAATATTAGAAATAAGAGTATTTAAAAACATTTCAATATCAGATAAACAAGAGGCAACGTGAGGTTCTGTCTCTTGTTTATCTTTTATAACCGCCATTAATGTACCTCTCATTATCCCATACCTTACTTTAGTTTGTTGCTTTCCTATTTCTTTTATTTGATTTCTTAAAAAACCATCAATGATTTCTTTATTTTCGTCCATAATAAACTAATTTTAAATTCATTTCGCTGCAAATATACGCCCCACGCACACAAAAACCAAATAAATTTGCATTTAATTACATATATATCAGCACTATAATTAATATTTATAGTGCTTTTTTTATGCATTATAGGGGTCAACTCACGCAAAAACACGCAAAAAAACGCCATATTTCTGCATCTATACCCCCAATTTAGAGCGTTAAAGACTGTTAGAATTGTAACCCCAACTATGTAACCCCAACTGTAACCCCAACTGTAACCCCAACCCCAAAACCACCAAAATAACACCCCAAAACCAAGGGGTAGTAAAGGGGTAGTACCCCTTGTATTAGTATAAAAAAACAGGGTTACGCCAGCAACAACCAGCATAACCCTAAAGTCTTTTAATATCTAATAAAACCAAGCCTTTAAGACCTATTTAAAGAGCATTTAAAGCCTATTTAATACATATGTATCATCAATGCTACATTATGGCATGTAAATACAGGCAAAAAATAAACGAAATGCTACATCAATGTTTAGTAATGTCACATTTCGTTTTAAATTTAAAAAGGCAAATAATCGGCAAAAATATATCATAACTACTTGAAAGGCAAAAATATATAATCGGCAAAAATATATTATATATCATTTAAATAATTACACATCTGGATATCCCCCCTATAGTTAGGCAAATATACTAATTATTTGTGAGATAGGCAAACTTTCCGTTACTTTGCAAACCCAAATTTCTAATCTCATAATATCAAGAAATGACCGATAACTGGCAAAGGAAAACAACCTTATTTTTAGCAAGTCAATCCATATCTCTTTTTGGGTCTTCGCTTGTGCAATATGCTATTCTTTGGTATATTACACTTCAAACTCAATCGGGAGTGATGATGACTATATCCATTATTTGTGGATTTGTTCCAACCTTCTTTCTCTCTCCTTTTGCAGGTGTTTGGGCTGACAGATATAATAGAAAGCTATTAATAATATTTTCCGACTCTTTGATTGCCTTTTCCACTCTTATTCTGGCTATACTTTTCCTTATGGGATATAATTTTATTTGGCTACTATTCCTTATGTCTTCAATTCGTTCCATTGGCTCTGGAATTCAGAACCCTGCCGTTGGAGCCTTCTTACCTCAGTTTGTTCCTAAGGACAAACTCACAAAGGTTAATGGGATAAATAGTAGTATACAAGCAGCTATTATGCTTTTATCTCCAATGCTTAGTGGAGCAATTCTTACCTTTGCATCTATTGAAAAAATATTCTTTATTGATGTGATAACCGCTGCTATTGCTGTACTTACACTTCTTTTCTTCTTGAAAGTGCCACCTCACGCTAAGGCTCTTGAAAAACAAAACCTAAGTTATTTTGGAGACCTAAAAGCTGGGCTAAGCTATATAAAACACCACAGCTACCTAAAGGATTTCTTTATTTTCTGTGCCTTTTTCTTCTTCTTAATTGCTCCTGGTGCAACCCTAACACCTTTGCAAGTTACTAGAACTTTTGGTAATCAGGTTTGGAGACTAACCTCAATTGAGGTTGCCTTCTCAATAGGTATGATAGTTGGAGGAATTCTTATTAGCACATTGGGTGGGTTTAAGAATAAGATTCACACAATGGGACTAGCCGTTATAACTATGGGAGTATGTACCTTTGCCTTAGGCGTTGTTCCTAACTTCTGGGTTTATCTTGGAATAATGCTTATTTATGGAATTGTTATTCCTCTTTACCACACACCTGCAACGGTAATACTTCAAACAACTGTTGAGGATGAATTTAGAGGAAGAGTATTTAGTGTCCTAAGTATGATTGCAGGTTCTATTGTGCCTTTGAGTATGTTGGTCTTTGGACCCTTGGCCGATATGGTAAAGATAGAGTATATACTTATAGTTACAGGTGTACTCCTACTTATCTTAAGCTTTTTCTTTGTAAGAAATAAGACCCTCCTTGCCCACGGAAAATAATAAACTATTCGCAAAACTCCTCATATTATTCAAAAATAATATATCTTTGCCCTTGTATTTGGTTTCCAAAAATAATATGATTATTGGGAATTAAAAGGGAATGTCGTGAGAGTCGACAACAGTTCCCGCTGCTGTAAGTTCTGCTCCAAGAGGGAGTAATAGATTTTAAAATCTTTGCCACTGACCAAAAAGGTTGGGAAGGCTTAAAATCGGAACAAGTCAGAAGACCTGCCAAATGCCTTTAATTTTTTAGCTTTCGGTGAAAAGGCGAAATAAATAGATTTTCTGAAATAATCCTTATCTATTTTAGACTCTCATGTTTATCGTAAAAACCACCTTTAGGCAATTGTTTTATTATGAAATAATTAATTTATGGGTAACTCTAATTTTCAAATCACAAAAAGAGATGGCACCAAGGAATCATTCTCTATCGAAAAAATCAAAAATGCTATTTCAAAAGCCTTCCTTTCTACAGGCAATTATGCCAATGTAGAGGATTTGACCAATATCCTTAGCAGGATAAATATTAAAGATGGCATGAATGTAGAAGAGATTCAAAACCAAGTAGAGATAGCTCTTATGGCAGAGAAATACTTCACTGTTGCTAAGAACTATATGCTCTATCGTCAAAAACACTATGAAGATAGAGAGACCTTGGAGAAGCTTGACTTTATGATTAACTATTGTAATGCCAAGAATGCAGCCTCAGGAAGTAAATATGACTCCAATGCCAATGTTGAACAAAAGAATATCGCAACTCTTATTGGGGAGTTGCCTAAATCGAACTTTATTAGACTTAACCGCCGACTTCTTACCGATAAGATAAAGGATATGTATGGAAAGGAGCTTGCGGATAAATATATCTTTCTTTTAAATAACCACTTTATTTATAAGAATGACGAGACCAATCTTGCTAATTACTGCGCAAGTATAACGATGTACCCTTGGCTCTTGAATGGCACTATGGCTATTGGCGGCAACTCAAAAGCTCCTACCAATCTAAAGTCATTCGCTGGAGGCTTTGTGAATATGGTTTTTATGGTATCCTCTATGCTTAGCGGAGCCTGCGCAACACCTGAATTTCTAATGTATTTTAATTATTTTCTTGGCTTAGAGTATGGGGAGGATTATTATTTGGAAACAGATAAGGTTGTTGATTTGTCGAAGAAACAAAGAAGTCTCGACAAGGTTATCACTGATTATTTCGAACAAATAGTATATTCTATCAATCAGCCAACGGGTGCAAGAAACTTCCAAGCCGTATTTTGGAATATTGCCTATTACGATAAGGCTTATTTCGAAAGTCTTTTCGGAGAATTTGTATTTCCAAATGGAGAGCATCCTGATTGGGATTCTCTTTCTTGGCTTCAGAAAAGATTTATGAAGTGGTTTAACCAGGAGAGGACAAAGACTCCCCTAACCTTCCCAGTTGAAACAATTGCATTACTAACAAAAGATGGAGATGTAATTGATAGCGAGTATGGAAACTTTGTTTCAGAAATGTATTCTGAGGGACATTCCTTCTTTACCTATCTAAGCGATAATGCCGATTCACTCTCTAGTTGTTGCCGTCTAAGAAATGAGATACAAGATAATGGTTTTAGTTATACCCTTGGAGCAGGAGGAGTCTCTACCGGTTCAAAGAGTGTATTGACAATAAATATTAATAGATGTGTTCAATATGCTGCAAAGAATAATATAGATTTCTTAGTCTTCCTTGAAGAGGTGGTAGACCTTGTGCATAAGGTTCAGGTAAGTTATAATGAGAATCTAAAAAACTTCTATAAGAATGGTATGCTTCCACTCTTTAGCTCTGGTTATATAAATATAGATCGTCAGTATCTAACCATTGGAGTAAATGGACTTGTTGAGGCTGCCGAGTTTTTAGGTATTGAGATTAGCGACAATCCCAACTATCAGTGTTTTGTGAAAAACGTGCTTAGTCTTATTGAGAAATATAATAAGAAGTATAGGACTAAGGAGACAATGTTTAACTGTGAGATGATTCCTGCCGAAAATGTTGGAGTGAAGCATGCGAAATGGGATAAGGAGGATGGTTTTATTGTAAAGAGAGATTGTTATAATAGCTATTTCTTTATTGTGGAGGATGATTCTACAAATGTTCTCGATAAGTTTCGTCTTCATGGAAGGAAGTATATTGAACATCTAACAGGAGGCTCTGCCCTACATCTTAACCTTGAAGAACATTTATCAAAGGCTCAGTATAGGTTACTATTAAGAGTTGCTGCAATGGAGGGCTGTAATTATTTTACCTTTAATATTCCAAATACTATTTGCAAATCATGTGGACATATAGACAAAAGGTATCTAGGCAAATGTCCTAAATGTAATTCGGAGGAGTTAGACTACTTAACAAGGATAATTGGATATATGAAAAGAGTAAGTAATTTCTCACTCGATAGGCAGATGGAAGCATACCAAAGGCATTACCACAAAAACCGCAAGGAATTATGCTAAAGTTTTATAGCATGGAGATTGTATTTCAAGAGATTCCCGATGAGATTTCCCTTGCAATAAATATTACAAACTGTCCCAACCTCTGCCCAAACTGTCATAGTCCTTGGCTTAGGGAAGATATTGGAGAGGTATTGACAAGGGAAATTATCGACAATACTATTCAAAAATACAAGAATCAAATAACCTGCATATTATTTATGGGAGGCGACCACTCCCTTGAAGATATTATAGACTTATCATACTATATCAAAGAAAGCCATAAAGGAATTAAAACAGCGTGGTATTCCGGGCAAAACAAAATCCCAAAACTCCAACCAAACAATCCTCTTAACTATATAAAGACAGGGGAATACCAAGAAGAAAAAGGAGGACTAAACAACCCCAAAACCAACCAAAGACTTTACAAATTAGAAAACCAAGAAAAGCAAGATATAACGTATCGTTTCTGGAAAAAATAAGATACTAATTTCCTCGACCGTGAAAACAAATACATTTATATTATCATGGGCGAAAGATTTTTCGCCCCTACAGCTGGTCGATAAATCATAACATTGTGCTATAAGGTATACTTTTGTTCAAATTATTTTCTTTTCTGGGAAATGTTTTTTTTGGTAAACCCGTAGGGGCGAAACATCTTTCGCCCATTGAATCATTTTCCGACATTAAATGTTTTCCCTTAAAATCATTTATTTTTTCCTTTCTAATTTATCGAAACTATCACAGAAAAACTCTTCGTATTTTTTTCTAAATACGAAGTATTTATAGTATAAAAGCTTTGTATTTTTTCTTGAAAACGAAGAGTTTTTTGAGTTGGTTAAGGTATTGATTTTTAGGGATGGTTTATTATTAAAATAGAATCAAATTCCAGCAAATTAGAATCAAATTCTATTTTTCTAGAATCAAATTCTATTTCGCTGGAATTTGATTCCGCTGTAAGGGTGTAAAAAAGTGTTGGATTTTTATTTCTTCTTTTAGGATTTTTCTCTGAGAAATTAGGATTTTTCTCTAAGAAAAAAATATTTTTATGGAGCATAATTTTAGACTTAAGCCTTTAAAATGAAAAAAAGGCAAGAATTGCTCTTGCCCTTTTGAATAAACCTTTTATTTTCGGTTATTTATTATTTTGCGTATTTGAAAGTCTTTCCTAAGTAGATTGCTTGTTCTCCTAAGGCTTCTTCGATACGAAGTAATTGGTTGTATTTCGCTATACGGTCTGTTCTTGATGCAGAACCTGTCTTTATTTGACCAGTGTTTAGTGCTACTGCAAGGTCAGCAATTGTAGTGTCTTCTGTTTCGCCTGAGCGGTGAGACATTACTGCTGTGTAAGAGTTGCGATAAGCCATATTAACTGCATTGATTGTTTCGGTCAAAGAGCCTATTTGGTTTACCTTTACTAGGATTGAGTTTGCAACCTTTCTTTCAATTCCCATTGCAAGACGTTCTGGGTTTGTAACAAATAAATCGTCTCCTACTAATTGGATTTTGTTTCCAACAGTATCGGTTAATTGTTTCCAACCTGTCCAATCGTCCTCTGCCATACCATCTTCGATAGAGATGATTGGATATTTATTTATCCAGTTATTCCAATAGTCTACCATTTGTCCTGGAGTTAGTTTATCTCCTGTTGACTTATGTAAATGATATAGGTTTTCTTCTGGTAAATAATATTCACTTGATGCTGGGTCAAGGGCAATGTATATATCTTGTCCTGGTTTGTAACCTGCTTTTTCTATTGCTGTTAGAATAACTTCAATTCCTTCTTCGTTTGAACCAAGGTTTGGTGCAAATCCACCTTCATCTCCAACGTTTGTTGAATATCCTTTCGATTTTAATACCGATTTAAGGTTATGAAATACCTCTGCTCCCATTTGAAGAGCATGTGAGAATGATTGTGCTCCTACTGGCATTACCATAAACTCTTGAAAGTCTATTGAGTTATCAGCATGAGAACCTCCATTTAATATATTCATCATTGGTATTGGAAGTGTGTTTGCATTTACTCCTCCAATATAACGATATAATTCTTGACCTGTCTCCATTGCTGCTGCCTTAGCACATGCAAGAGAAACTCCAAGTATTGCGTTTGCTCCTAATCTTCCTTTATTTGGTGTTCCGTCAATCTCTAACATCTTTGCATCAATTGCTCCTTGTTCTGTGATTGACATTCCTTTTAGTTCTTCATTTAAAACTGTCTTTACATTATTAACAGCTTGTTGAACTCCTTTTCCTAAATAATATCCATTGTCGCCATCTCTTAATTCCACTGCTTCATGAACTCCTGTTGAAGCTCCTGATGGAACTGCTGCGCGACCCATTGCTCCTTGGTCTGTAAATACTTCTACTTCTACTGTAGGGTTTCCTCTTGAATCAAGGATTTGTCTTGAGTGAATTCCGATAATTTGACCCATAATCTTCCTTTTCTAAAATTATTTATTTAAAACTTTAACAAGCAAAAATACGAAATAATTATTTATGATAAATGATAAATATTTAATTACTTATTTATCCTTCACTTTTCTTTTGTATTTACTAAAAAAAGGGGCAGGTAAAAACCTGCCCCTTGAACAAAATATTTATTGTTATTTAGAATTTAATCCCTATTGAACAATAAGTTTTTGTGTGTTTGTTGTAGCTGCATTTTGGATGCGTACATAGTATACTCCCTTAGCAAAACTATTAACATTGATTGATTTTGTTGCCTCGCCGTTAACTGATTTTACTTCAAAAGTATTGATTGTGCGTCCTTGTAAATCTGTAATGATTACCTTAGCTTCTCCAACGATTCCCTTAACTACTAATGTAGATGTGGTGCTTGCTGGGTTTGGATATAGGCTTACTGACATGTTGTTTACTTCGATATCATTTAATCCTGATAGGGTTGTAAAGGTCATTTCTTGTCCATAAGCTGTTCCTGCTGAGTTGGTAACATACGATTTAACATAGTATGGTGTTTGTGGTGTCAATCCTGTGATATTTGTGTTATATGTTGTCATGCCTGTTGTGTATGATACTGGGACTTTGATAACATTTGCTCCATCTATTACTGGATTGGTTATTGTAGAGTATACAAATCCTACTTCTATACCACTTGTTGCGCCACCTACATTTACCAAGCTTCCGTTTAGTGTTGCGGATGCTGTATCTATATTAGTTGTTCCTAATGTCGATACTTCTCCTAATACTACTGGGGTACCTAGAATGAATGTTAGAATTGCTCCATAGTTCTTACCTGATTGTGTTTCTGCATAGGCTCTAACGTCATAGGTTGTTCCTGCCACTAGTCCTGTTGCGGTTGCTGTGATAGTGTTTGTT